ATTTGTAACAACTGTTCCTGTGTAATTCTTGATAGCTCTTGGTTGAGCTGAATATACAATTTCTCTGGTTGGTGTATTTGTAGTATCTCCAGCAACGTAACCAATTGTGGTTTTCTTGATAATATCCTTGGAAGCAGAAGAAACTGGACCAAACAGATAAGTTTTAACAGTAAATCTTAAAGTATAAATTAATACTCTTCTTGTAGTGAAATTTCCTTCATAGTCGTCCTGCATTGTAATATTTTCAAGAACAACTGGTATGTCCCTCTTCTCATTAATAATATCAACCAACTCTACACTCATCGTATATGCTGGTTGAAAATATGGTAAAATTTGTTCAATAATTTGAAGAGCATCATCATTTAACTTAGACATAATGCTAAGTTCAAATTGCATGTTATATGGAACTGGAAGATATACCTTTTTAGTTTCTTTTCCGTCTTCTGCTGATTTTGCAGTAAATGTTTGAGTAGTGGTTGATTTCCTTGTTGAATCATAATTTAAACCAGTGAACTCAAATGACATTCTTGGTAATGTAATTTGAACTGGTTTGCTTAAATCCGGAGATTGTTCTAATCTTGCCAGAAATTTTTGCGTTGGTCCGTAAGCAAGAGGAACCTTAATGACATTAGTAACAGCTCCACTATTATTAGTGTGCTTTATACTTATCTCATTGAACAAAGAACCGAAAGCAATAACAGTTCTTCTTAGAATTTCGTGATAAAAATACTCAAACATGTCTTATAAACCTTTATGTTATTATTTAAACATAATAACTTTTATTTATGGTTTATGGCATTCCAAAAGGATTTCTATCACTAAAATCTACAATTTTATCTGCTTCACTTTCAATTTCTTCATTATTAGCAAATCCATCTTTCGCAGAGAATACATCTGTAGACCTCAATTTATAAGAAGCACTTGACGCTGCTCCAACAATACTCTCGCCGGCAGTAAATTGTCCATTGACATTAGAAACTTCTAAAATATTAGTTACAGAATTCCAAGATCTAACTCTTGCAGTAACACCACTTTGAGATCCTGTTACCACTTCGTTAAATATAAATGTACCTATACCAGTAACGCTTGGTGATGCTATTGTTATAGTAGGGGCAACACTGTAACCAAGTCCAGCATTTGTAATTCTGATTTGAGTAATAGTACCTGCGACAGAAACGACAGCAGTAGCAGCAGCAGAGACTGTAGAAATTCCGCTAATTGTAATTGCGGGAGGAGTTACATATCCAGACCCAGAATTTGTAACAGTTATGATACCAACAACTCCATCACCGATAGTTGCCGTTGCCGTTGCCCCACTACCTTCTCCGCCAACGAATCTAATTCCAGGTGCAACAGTGTATCCATATCCTGGATTAACTATTTCAACACTCTGAACAGACTGTGCAGATGGATTTGTATTATCATTACAAACAACAATTCCACCTATCATCTTAGCAATTGCAGACGCAGTTTTTCCTCCAGATGGTGCAGATGAAATTCCAACTGTCGGAACACTTGTATATCCGCCGCCACGATTAGTTACTGTAATGAATCTAATACCACCATTGACAATTCCTACAGTTGCGGTAGCAGTTACTGCAACTCCAACCATTGTAAGTTTTTGTATATTTCCGACAGGTGTAGAATCTTGATCGCCAGAACCTGAGATTGTATCATCAATATCTTCTATGCCGGTATCAATAATTTCATCTTCATATCTAAAGAGTTCGCATCTTAATTCATAGGTGTAAAGTCCCTGTAGTTGATAAAATGGTTTTTCGTGCTCAACGTACTTAATTTCAAACAATCTATCTCCTAATGGAAACCAAACCAAATCTCCTTCTTTTGGTCTTGTTGATAATTTAATGTTTGGTTGACCGCCAATTAATGGGGAGATATAATTCTTAAATCTCTCTCTTGAAATTATTAGAGTTATTTCATTAAGTGCCTGAATTCCAAATTTTGAAAGTATTGTTGGATTATCACCATATCCATCAAAACTATCAATATATGCTTCTATTGGATAAGCATTAGTGAACTGTGATTCTATTAATTCTCTTATTACTGTCTTTTCGGTAATGTATTTTCGTGGCAAATAATAAACCTCAACCCCATACATCCTCAACTGTTCGTTAATCAAATCTTGAATAAGACCTTGCTCTGATTTGGATCCTTGTAAGAAAAATGGATTTAGCATGGATTAACCGATCATATCGTATGGAGGAAGTTCGTATGTACTGGACATTTTTTCCATTAAAATATCTATTTCCCTTTGAGCATCGTCATACATTTGTCTACCATTTAATTCAACTCCACCAGGCAATTTGACGCCTGTAAATTTCATCATATTTTGTCCCCACTGTTTTTTAATAAGAGAGGTTAAATATGGTTTAAGAAAAGAATCATTCCAAACTCGCGAATAATCATTTGGATCTAAAGTAGAGTAACAATCAATGACAAAAAAATGATTTTCTGTAACTGATCCCCAATCAATATCAAGGTATAGTCTGTCTTGCCTTTTATTAAATCTAATTTGTTTTTGTGTATTTAAAAGAAAGTCCAAATCTTCCAAATACGTTTTAACCATTGCGTAACTTAATAGTTCAGTTGTCCCCCAATAGTAAATATCGTTTAAGAATAACTGATATTTAACGCTAAACATATTATGTGTAATGGTATTAGCGCCATCAAAAGTGAAAATCTTATTCACTCCAATTACATTTGGTGGAACTTGTAGATAGTTGCTATTTTCAAAATATGAAAAAGTTGTTGCAGTCCCAACTATGTTTGCAGTTGCCGTTGTTGTAACAATACCAACGTTGTTTTGATTTATTCCCTTCGCTTTTCCGCGAGCAATGTCATCTGCAGTTACTTTATATTTGTAAAATGTCGGATAAACGCCATCAAAATGTCTTTCTTGGAAAAATTGAACAGCATCATCCACAAGATCTTCAATTTGCTCATCCGCAACGTTAATTTCTAAAACTGGCGCTCCCAGTTTCCTTTTACAGTAATCTATTAATTCTTGTCTAGTAGATGGTTGCGCCATTTATTTCTACTCTTTAAAAATATTTATGGTTTTGATGTTATGAGTTGTGCAACAACTTCTTGTTGCTTCAAATATAGTTTAAAGTAACACTTTGCGATGTTTTTTACATCATCTAAATTGTCAATACTATCAATTTCTGCTGCTACTTTGAAGTATTCGAAACTTTTGCTCAAATTTTCAAGTTCTATTTTATCGGGATCCATCAATCAAACTCCTAAGTAAAGATTTTATTTCATTTAAATCATTTTTTATATTAGTCACATCAGACTCCAAATTCTCCAATTTTTGATCTTCTTCAGTTTTTACATTTCTTCTAGAAATGTATTGTTGATATTCTGACATATTTGTGTTAATAATAGAATTCGTATTTGGGTCTCTAAGGAGACTGTTGTGACCTTCAACTCTTAAATAATCCATTTCAATTATGCTAATGCAATGACTCTTAGGTTTCTAATTCTTGGTGGATAAACTTGATTTGTCGATGTAAGAACTAATTTAATTCTATAGAATCTGAATGAAGGCAATTGGTCGGCAGTAAAACTATATTCTCTAAAATCAATATTGTTAGTTTCAAATCCAAAGGACAGTGATGGTTGAACAAATACATCAGGAAGTCCATTACTATTCTCAAAGTTTATGATTTGTTTTCTAGCATCAAGATTATTATATCCTGGATAAGGTGTAAAAATAGGTATAAAGTTTTGATTTTCGCCAATTGCGTAAAATGCTCTTATATCGCAGTAATTATTAATGTGAGCATCTAATAGAATTTTAATAGAAGTAGCTGGATTTTCTAAACCAATTTCTTTAGAGATATATTGGAATGATGATGGGTCAGTTCCAATTGTATTCACTCTATTATCAGTCGCATAATTAGTAATTACCTTATTGATTCTATTTGAAGTTAATACTACACTAACTCTTTGAGTATCAATAACTGGACTTACTCTCGAATCTACTGAATTTAAGAAAAGTCTTAAATTCATAGACTTTTTACCCATCAATGATCCCAACTTAGCATCTTCATTTATCTTGGATGCAATAATTCTTGGAGTTGTAAAATAGTTAGTTTTGTTTATTGTAACTGGTTCAAATCCACTATCAACGAAAGGAATTTCGTTGCCACTAATACTTGATCCAGTAATTGTTCTAACCTCTGCATTGATTGTAGTCCCCTGTACAGTAATATTTTGCACTGAAGGAGTCATCAATTCAAATGGTATATTTTGGGTTGCTTTTATGTTAAATCCACCAGCAGACTTAGTTTGATTTAAGTATAGTTTGGGGAAACTAGATCCATTAGATCGATCAATTCCATTCAAGTCCATTTGAACCTTAATGTTGTATGAATCAAATGATATTGGATCAGTAACACTTGTATTTGCAAGATAATGCGTAGCATTGATTCTTTTTAAAGAGACTCCACCCAATTCATACTTGTAAACAGGAGTTCCTGCTTGATAAGGTCTAATAACTTGAGGTAACAAGATATTCGCGAAGATTGGATCAATATATCCAAGATTAGTTACATCATTAAGAACTCCGCTTCCGACAGAAGTATATTCAAATAATCTATTGCCAATTAATGCATATCCTGGATTAGTTGTTCCTACACCAACTCCTTCGAAGGTTGAGAAATTAGAGCTATTCTCAACAGTTATAGTATTCTCCGATAAGAAATCTACGGTTAATTTAGTTGGTGGTACGTCTGATTCTACACCAGAAATTCTTACATAGTTGTCATTAAAATACATTCCATGATTCTTATGATTTACAACGATATGTAAACCATCGCTTTCTACATTAATATCCGAAATTTGTACATTTCCACCTGAAGTTGAATTTAAGGTGGTTGTTAATCCCGAATTATTAATATATTGTACTGTCTTACCAGTTCCAGTAATTGAGAAATCACCTTGCACATTATCTAAAACAAGTTCATTTGTACTTGCAATAGAAACAAGAGAGAACAGAGCATCTCTACCAACAGGAGATGCTCCTAAAGTAGAAATACCAAGCACATCACCAACTTGATACCCATTTCCTGATACGGAAACTGTAGCTGCTATTGCAACTCCGTTTGAAATTGTAATATTTGCTTTTGCATTTCTACCACTTCCAGTAATTGTTACTAAATCAACTCCACTAAATGTTAAACTACCAGAGGATGGAGTATAACCAATACCAGCATTAATAATTTGAAGTGTTCCCGTGGCGATTCCAGCATTTCCTACATAATTGCCAGTTGCATTAGTCCCTTGTTGGAGAACAGTATTTCCTAAAGTTAGATTACTATCACTTAATGCACTTGATAATCCAATTCTAACTTTTCTTGAATTAAGATTAAGAGAATTTGGTAATAATGTTGGAACTTGAGAATTTCCTGGTGATAATTCTGGACTATAGAACTCTACACTACCAGAAGTTAAGAAATCTGCTCTATAAAGGGTAAACTTCAAATCTTCCCACTGACTTGGTTCCCAGGTTGATGCATTTTGAGATTTAAATAATGAACCAAGATAAGGTTGGTTTACATATGACTGTGTGAGAATATCAACTTCACCAGATCTGGAGATAAAAACATTATATTTGTTTGAATTTGATCCAATAACAATTGAATATTCCTTTCCACCTTCTAGATAAACTGGTGATTTAAATACAAACGAAGTCGGAACAGATCCATCATTAGAAATATTAACTTGATCAGGTTCTAACGTAATCTCAGAGAATGGAAGAACAGTCTGTGTGGGGTATCCTCCCTGCATTGTTCTTATTTGGAACAATACCGGAACTTCTGCATCATCCTTTGTTTTGAAGAAAATATCACATTTTGTGAGGAAAATACCACTTTCTTCCTGGACTAAGAATGATTGTGCAAGAGGATCCCACCAAGGACATCTATTCCAATTAGTTGTTTTTGAAATAACATTACTACTTACTAATTGAGCTCCAGTGGTTCTGGAAACATTTTCCCGTTGAAGATCTTGTTTTTGTTCAATCCTTGCATTTCTAGTGGAAATAATATTTTCTTGAACAGTTTCAATAGTTCCACTTGAAATAAATTTCTCTTCAGATACTGTAGAAGCAAGATTTCTATCATTGATGATACTGTTTATCAGCGTAAAAGTTTTTGAACCATTTTCAAATCTTGGATTTACGGATATGTTTGGATTTGGAATATAGAAACTACCAATCAATGATGTATAAACATCAGAAATCAATCTGACATTAGTAATAGTTGCTTGAGCACCACTTGTTTTTCCAACTAGAGTCATTCCCGATTGAACCCAACCACTAAATTCTCCTTGATATTGAGCACACAGTGAAAATGTGTCTACATTTAAAATAGTGCTTGTAGAAGAATATGTTGTAGGGAGAGTTTGACTTGTATATGGATTTAGAGGATATGTTGATGATGGAACATTATATGGTCCCTCTTTGTGATTTGGTTGGGCAACTCTAAACGTAATTCTTGGATCACTTTCATCGATTACGGTTACATTTAGTCCTGTTTTTTGGATTGTACCAATGACAGTTTCACCAACCTCAAATACTCCAGAAACCATAGTGATTTCTAATAGTTTTGGTGTGCAATACTTAGTTACATCTACACCATCAAAGAATGCATAAATTTGAGTTAGTGGTTTTACATTTTTAGCAACAAATTGAATGTTTCTAGATCTTAAATATTGAACCAGATCTCTACTTACAACTTTATCTCCGATCGATTCATTATCAAACTGTTCAGAAACAAAAGTTGTTGTACCAGTTCTTGATTTTACTCCAGTTTCTTTTACTTCTCTGTAATTATCTTGAGTAACTGTAGTTGTTGCATACCCTCTATGCCAACCCCAATAACCCCAATGACCCCAATAACCCCAACCATATCCATATGGCCATCCCCACCACCAATTTCCATAATGTCCATAATTATAAGAAGTATCTGTTCTGGTTTTAACAGTTTCAATAACTTCTTTGCCAGTCCAATTAGTTTCCCAAGCACCCCAAACGGTAGGTGAATAACCAGTTTGTGGATCTACATTGAATTGTTGTTGAGCAAGAGCCATTGTTTGGGCATAATTGCCTTCAACGTTAATAATTTTTGCATCTAATCTTACAGTATCAATCCAAGTATCTGTTGCTGGAGTAAGTTCAACAGTTCCTTGCCAGAAACTAATAATAAATGGGGTCACACTTTCAGTTCTAGTTGCAAAAATTTGCTTCAACCATTCGACTTCTGCATAATCAAGAGTGATCAAATCTCCAGTTTTTCTTATGTTATTTCCTTCTGGTGCTTCAAATGCAAGGTCTGCTTGAGAATCTACTCCTTCCACAGGACCTGCAATTAAATCAAT